CGGGTACGACTCGGCGGCCTGGTTGGTGTTGATGGACGCGCCGCGGGACTGCCACGCGTTCGCCTTCTGCGTGGCGTCCGTGGGCCACGTGTACGACAGGACGGGTCCGGGGTGGTCGAGCACAATCTCGGCCGTGCCTGAACGGATCACGGGGTGTCCGAGCTGCAAGCGCTTGACGCGCCGGCCGTCGGCGTCGCGGTAGGACGCGATGCGCCACTCGAACCCGTTCTCTGCCCCGGCGAGCTGGTCGAGCAGGTCGCCGATCGTGGGCAGGTCGTAGCGCAGGAACGTACGGTCGCGCGGTACGCCCGACACGTCGTCGTCGTAGGTGATCCCCAGGTTTCCACCCGGGGTGTTCTGCACGTAGTCGACCAGCTCGCGCACGATGTCGAATTGGTCGACCTGTGTTGCGGTGAGCGTGTCGAACAGCAGGCGCCGGTACAGGTAGCTTTCCCACCCGCCGCACTGCACCTGTGCGGACAGGAACCCGCGCCGGTCGCTCGCGAGGGCGAGCGTCCACAGGATGCCACCCCACCACACCTCGCGCCCACGCTCGACCCACACCCCGGTACGCCCGGGCACCAGAGCGCGGCGGGCGCGGGCGGCGATCTCCCGGTTCGGGATCGGCACGGTGCCGCGCATGCTGCCGACCTTGCCTATGTAGTCGTCGAGGCTCACCCCGTGCACGGGCAGGGCGTCGAGCACGGTGTCGGACCGCAGGTCGGTGAACACCATGCGGTACGGCGGCGCGGTGACCACAAGCGCCCCCTTTACTGCACGAACGTGCCGGTCACGCGCACGTTGTGGCTGGTCTCGATGACGGTGTTCGGGGTCCACGTGCGCAGCAGCAGCGTGCCGGAAGTGTTCAGGTACACGGCGCCGTCGCCGTACCCGGTCGAGGCAAGGCACTCGATGCCTTGGCCGATCGGGCGCCACCCGCTCGGCATGGTGCCGAGTGACACGTCGTTGATGTTCTCGCCGGTCTGGATGTTGCCGCCGGTGCGGGTGATGTACGCCGAGAACTGCACGATGCTGTCACGGCGGCGCGCCATGAAGTCGCCGACGGTCCACCCGCTCGCGGCCGTGATCCCGGTCGTGATCACCTCGGTTGTTTCGGCCGGCGGCCGGTAGTCGCGCCACTCGCCCGCGGAGGCAGACCAGCGCTGGAGTCGCCCGCCAAGGTCGCGGTACTGCCCTTCGTAGGCGCCCACGTCGTCGAGGGCGCCGCGCGGCACGATGCCGCCCACGGCGACCGTGTGGCGGCGCCGGTCGAACAGGGCCGAGCCCCAGTCGATACCGCCCACGCCCGCGGACGCGCCCGCGGGAACGGTCACATTCCACAGGGGCAGGGCGGCCGGGCCCACGGACGGGCCGACGGGCGTCTCGGCAGGGGTGCCGACGACGACCTCGATCGCGGCGAGGGTCTGCCCGGAGGTGTCGAACAGGCCGTCGTACACCTTGAGCACGACCGTATCGATGCGGTCGAACAGCGGGTCGCCGTCGGCGAACGTGACGACTTCCGGCGCGTCGACGCACACGGGGTAGGCGCCCTGCGCCTGCGTGCCCTGCACGACGGCACGGCCAACGCCGATCTGTAGGGACATGGCGCCCGCGCCGGTCGCGGCGAACGGGTCGCCGCCCGGGATCACTCCGGGCCTGCTGACCAGCTCGCCCGCCGGGGTCATCGTGCCCACGGGGGCGAGGCGCGTGTCTTCTCGGGTCTGCCCGGGGTTCCCTGCGCCTCCGGGCAGTAGCCATGCTGCGCGCACGGTCACGGGTGCTTCTCCTTACCAGTAGGCCGAGCGGTAGCGCACGACGACGGACGCGGACGGGTCGGACTCGGGCGCCGCACGGAAGGTGAGGTTCGTGGTGCCACGGGGGAAGGTGAACGTCTGCTCGGGCACGCTGCGCGAGGTGGCGCGGTCGAGGCGCGAGGCGGTGCCGTTGAGGGTGACCGTGCCGGCGCGGGTGTTGACCTCGAGCACGTCGCCCGCGGCGAGCGGCAAGTCGTACTCGAGTACGTCACCCGTGGCAAGGTTCGTGAGCGATGGCCGGATGGCCGGGCCGCGGAACTCGATGATCGGATGTGTCTCCGCGGCGCCCACGTTGGTGACGGTCAGGGCGCCGGTCGAGCCGACCTCGCCGAACGTGAGCGGCCAGGCGAGCCCTGCCTCGACGCCCTCGCCGTCGAGGTGCCAGTCGAGTCCCGGCTCGGGCGAGGGCAGGGTTGCCGACGCGGTGCGCTCGGCGAGCTCGTACCGACGCGGGTCGGTCGCCTCGAACTCGAGGGCGCCGCCCACGATGGTCCCGACGGTGTACCCCTTGTCGACGGGCAGAGCGCGGCGCGTGAGGCGCGCGTAGGCGAGCAGGGGGCCGCGCTCGTCGAGCCACGCGACGAACGGCAGTTCGTCGACGACGGGGCCCGTGGCGTCCTCGAGGGCGGCGACGACCGCGCCGACTTGTGCGCGCGGTGCCCGCACGATCAGCCCGTCGAGGCCGATCACGCGGGACTGCGCGAGCAGCTGCCCGGGAAACGCGCCGTGCGCGTCGGCCCGGGCAACGGTGCCGGAGTCGAGGGCGGGCAGATCGCCCCATCCGGTGATCCGGCGCCACCGGTACGGGGTGCCCGGGCCGAGCAGCAGGTCGCCGTACTGCACGTGCCCGGGCATGCTCACCCGGTCGCCAGCTGCCACGCGGTCACCCCCTTGCCTTGGCGAGCCATTCGAGGGCCCGCGCGTTGTCATCTGGCGATCCGTTCTCCGCGGCGTGCCAGTGCTCGACGTGCACCAGCGCGCCGGACCGGCCGGCCGCGGCGGCGAACGGGGAGTATGCGCCCGGGCCCGCATACGCGGGCGTGAGCGCGGGTAGGGCGGGCGTGCGGACGAGAGTGGCCATGGCGCGGGCGACCGCGCCCTCGCCGCCCTCGATGCCCTTGACGACGCCCGCAGGAATCCACCGGCCGACCTCGCGTGCCATCACTTTGGACGGCGACGCGATGCCGAGCGCTTTCGCAATCGGCCCGGGAATGAGGTTCTTTGCCCAGCTGGTCAGCGTGGAGCGCAACCAGCTGCCCATGGCCTTGATGCCGTTCCACAGGCCGCGCACCACGTCCTGCCCCTTGCTGTAGAGCAGGGAGCCGAGCGAGCCGATCGCCGACTTGATGCGCCCGGGCAGGCCGCGCACCCACGCGATCGCGTCGTTCGCCCTGCTGACGATGGCCGACTTGAACCGGTTGAACGCGGACGACGCCGAGTCCCACAGGCGGCCGGCGAGCGGGGCGAGCGCCGATATGGCGCGGCCGGGCAGTCCCTTGATCCAGTTGACCGCGGTGTCAATTCCCTTGCCGACCCACTCGCCGACCTTGGTCGCTACCTCGCCAATCAGCTTGCCCGCGTTCGACACGGCCTGTTTGGCGAGCTCCCACGCCTTGCCGAAGTCGCCGCGCAGCAGCGCAACGATCGCGTTGATGATCGGAATGACCACCTGTTGCACGACCGCGGCGAGCCCGTCGGCGAAGATCGCCGCGAGCTTCGCGACCAGCCCGATAAGCGGTTGAATGATCGGCATGAGGGCGCGCAGCGCGCCGATCAGCAGCTCACCCACGGCCATGATCAACGGGCTCAGTGCGACCATGAGTTGAGCGAAGGTCTGCCCAAGCTGCGCGATCGTCGGCGCGAGAGCGACGATCAGTTCGGCGAGCAGCGGAAACAGCTCGACGGCGAGTTGTGACAGGATCGCCGCTATCGGCTGGATGATCGCGGGCAGGGCGGCGAGGACCGGCCGCAGGGCGCCCGCGAGGGCCTGCACCACCAGCATGATCACGGGCGACATTTGGGCGATCACGTCACCCATGGCCGTGAGCAGGGGAGTTAGGGCAGGCAGCACGGACGCAACGAGTTCGCCGACAACAGGCAGGATCGGCGATACGGCGTCAATCAGGACCCCGAAGGAATCCGCGGCGGCGGTGAGCACAGGGCCGAGCGCGTCGACGATCGGCAACAGGGCCTCGCCGAGCGACTGCGCCAACCGCGCCAGGGGCGGCGCGAGTTTGGCCAGAGCCGGGCCGAGCGCGCCCGCCAGACTCTTGACGACGGGCGCGATCGCTTTCGCGAGCGACGCGAGCACGGGCCCGCCGGCCTCGGCGAGCGCGCCGATCAGCTCGCCGAGCGCGGGCAGAATCTCACCCACGGCGCCGAGCAGCCCGCCGAGCCCCTGCGCCGCCCCGCCCGCACCGGATGCGACACCCTCGAAGAATCCGCCGATGCCCTCGCCGACCGCGCCGAGCCCCTGCGACAGGGCCTCGATCACGGGGCCCGCGGCCTCGACCGCGGCGACCAGCCCGGGCATGGCGCCCTTGGCGAGCTCGCCGATCCCAGACACCAAGGGCTCGACCAGCGGCGCCACACCCTCGAACAGCTGTCCGATCTGCGGGGCGAGGTCGTCGAAGATCCCTTGCAGCTGCCCGGCGGCCTGCGTGAACGGCTTGACCAACGGTTGGGCAAGCTCTTGCGTGCGGCTCTTGACGTGCTCGCCCAAATCGGTAAACGCGCCCTTGACCTGCTCGTTCTCGGCGAGCACCTTCGCGCCCAGACCGACGACGGCGAGGGGCACGGCGGCGAGCGCGCCCGCCGCGACAACAGACGACGCCGACAGGGCGAGCATGGACGTACGGGCCACGCCCACGGCCGGACCGATACCGGCGATCCGACGGCCGGCCTCATCAGCCCCGCCGCCGATCCCGTCGGCGAGGGCGCCCCCCATGGCGGCACCCTCCGCGGCGAACCTGCCGCGCAGGTCGCGTAGGCGGCCGTCGGCGTCCCGCCACAGGCCGTCGAGCTCGGCCTCGGTGCGCGCTACGCCTCGCCGCGCCCCGGAGTCGTCAAGGTCGATGTAACCGACCAGCTCGCCAATCGTGAGGGCCACGGGCCACCCCCCATCGGCGCCCGGGCGGGGCGCGGTTGTTCAGTTGTGGTTGCGGGTCAACGCCCGGTCAGTCGGGCGATCTCGGCGGGATCGGTGACGGTGCGCGGCGTCTTCCGCCACAGCTCGGGGAACCGGGCGTCGGCCGGGAGCCCGCCGAGCAGCACCAGCAGGCGCCGCGTCGACAGGGCGGCGACCTGCTCGGCCTCGAGGCCGTACACGCGGGCGAGGTCGGCCTCGACAGCGCCCCAGTTGGTGACTACCGCTTGCCAGAACTCCGCGGCCTCTT